ACTAACTTCATTTGTGCAGAATGTCTAATAGGAGATATAAGCAGCAAAGGATAAAGAAGCCGGAGCATTCTCGTTCCCGCTACCTGATTGAAAATTTACAATAGTGGTGCCAGCGGGACTCACTACATCAAATTGCAATTTACGCGACTGACCACTCCAGTTATTACTTTTTGTTGAAAATACACCGGAAACCTCCATGGTTACACTATTACTGTCCATTAAATTATAAAAATTTAAACTGCCAATTTCTTTTCTTGATACATCCGCATTAAAATTCCCAACCGACTTTCCATCATAAGGAATCGTTAATAAGTAATGTATGCGGAAAATGAAATTGAAGCTGGTTTGGTTTCAATTTCTCCGTTATTGGAAGTGCTTTGTGTTTTCCAATACATAGTGTGTCCATTTACGGGCATTGTTACAATATTTTCATTTTGATAATTTCCCGGCCCTGTTTGATCAATAGCAAATGAAAATATATGATAGTGTTTCTTATTTTGGTCTGTTTGAAACGTTCCAACCCCATTTCCATCATAACGATTGCTTAATAGGTAATATATGCTGCAAATGATAATGATGCGGGCCTTGTTTCATTGCCCGTGCGTGCCATACCACTTCCGGGAGCTCTAAATTCAAAACCATCTAGTCCATATCGGTTGTCTCCATAACTGTTTGTACCCATAACAGCAGATGAACCGGAAGAAGATATAGATGACGATCTTGACATATAAGGAATAAAATATTGAAATTGATCTTTCTGAAATTCTCCAACCGACTTTCCATCATAAGGCGTGTCGTTTGCGGCAGTGCATACCTTGTTTTGACCGGCAAAACGCGGAAATAAACCTTCAGGGCTAATCATTCGGAAGTGTGTACCAGTTATTGTATCAGTTGTTCTAACGCCTGTAGAGGTACATCTATACCACCATAGGGCTGTATCGTTTTTACTGTTGCCACAAAACATACGATTAAATAACTCCTGATAATCAGTAATTTTTAATAATTGATATGCTGGTTTTAATAATCGATTTGCGGCAAGTTCCGTATTACTTAACTCACAAAAATATAACTTTGCTTCACCTACAATATGATTTACTTTATGATTAAATAGGTATTTCAGATTGTTTCTTATCATTTGTAAATGATTATTCACAAGCGATGCAGATGTTTCCGGTAATATACTTGACTCCGGCGACTCGTTAAGCGTTACTAATTTATCTTGCTTTTTTTCATGTATCTCATGTGATTTATATATACCTTCCTCAATCTTATTCATATTTCCAACACTAAACGGCGTTCCAGGTTTTGTTATATTAGAATCAGATATCAGAGTAACGCTATCTGCAGTTTCATCAATTTTTTTATACTTACAAAAATTATTACCTTGTGGAGCTGTCCACTCCGTTTTTTGATATTCCATATTAAACTCCTATTGTATCGTTAAAGTAAATGTAATTAAATATTGTATACTTGATGTTTTTTCTATAAAAACATTTGTACGTGATATCAATAAACCATTGTTTACTGTATTATCGGTATTAACAAAAGTGCCAACTTCCCTTATTATGAAATTTGCTTCATTGCCATCAATCAACAGCTTACATACATATTTATTATTAGTTCTGCTTTTTGTAGTTATTTTCTTTCTAAATATTTCATTTACTAGTTTTGTATCGTCCTTTGATGCTTCATTTGTTCCTATACCCAGTGCAATATGGGTTATATTAAGTGTATTTCCTGGTTGATCTGTCGTATAATCCAAAAAATTAATAACAGTTCCAAAAAATCCATTGGTAACTACATTTTTATATTCTTTTTCAAATACTTTATTTCCGTCTTTATTAAAACCTTCAAAAAGATAACGCCCTGTTATACTCATTATTTCACTCATGCAACAACTCCTTGTATACTTTATTAAAAATTATGCGCTAGGATAGAAATTTCCCAAAAATGGTTTAAATAGCTGCAAAACGTCATTATCATCTACCGGAAAAAAAATTGGAGACGGATCCGAAATATATTCATCCTGAAAAGAAACATAATCAAATATTGATGACATTTTATAAACTTTTACATTTGTATTGCTTCTTTTTTCAGCATTACTTAATACTGTACCATATCTGGAACTTGGCATAATAACCTACCTATTAGTCAGTTTTACTTTTATTTTCAATTTATTATTAAAACTTGAAATTGTCCTTTCAATTATAATAAATTTTCCAACTATATTTAAATCAGGCCGGGAAAAAACCCATATTTTATTAAAATCCGTATCTTTCAATGAATGACAGGTACAATTAATCGTTTTTTCAAATTCATTATATTTGTTTAGTAAATTATTTGCAAAACTTTCTGCATCAATATAGTTTTTTATTGTTTCATCGTTATGCAGATTATATATTTTTCCGGATGTACCGCTTATTTCTGCAATTTTATTCATTTTTGATTGGTTTATTTCTTCTAAGACAATTTCATAATAACCAGTATAGACAATATGTATATTGTCATTGTAATGAGGTTTTACCAAGGCGTTATTGTTTAATCTAATACTATTACCGAATGTTGAATATAAAAATGTTTTTGAATTATCAGTATCATCAACATCTATTAATCCAACATTTACAGGCTGGCCATTTATAGTTGCTCCATGTACTTCGACAATTTGATATCCAATTACAAATGATGTCTGCGACTCCTTCCATTTTTCAACATGGGTCTGCAAAGATGTTTCTTCCGATGCCCCTGTCAATATTTGTACTGTCCTTAAATCGCCAATGCTTTCTGTAGTTATTATATCTTTTATGTGGTTTGGAGCCTTTATTTCAATAAAATTATTTTTTATTATAAAATTGAATTTTTTGTCACCGGTAATAAAAAAACTAGCTCCTATATCATCGCCAAGTTCTTTAAGAATATCATACAATTTAGCAAACGCAAAATCGTAATTTTTAAAGTATCGCCCTTCAGATACTTCACCCAATGTAAAACCATTTTCGGCTATATATTTTTCAAAAATGTCAACAATTATTTCATGCGTATTAACTTCCCTGTATGATTCCGATATAATAATATTATTAAATATTGTTTCACCAGATTGTACTGTTAATTTATAATTTTTAACTTCGTATCCGCTATTATACTCAGGCGAATCCACTGATTGGATAAAGCCAAAAAAGAAAGGTACATCATCAAAAAAAATTTGACACGAACCCAAAACAGAAGGGACAAATTCACTTTTAATCATTACATCAAGATTTGACAATGAAATCGCTCCGGCTTGCTGCCTTATGGAATATGTGTTTTTAAGCCTGTATTCCCGGCCTTGTATTACAGCCCTAATAACCATATGTAGCCTTCGTATAATGATCAATTTGTTCAAATGCGATACGGCCTATTTCGCGCTCATCTACAACTACGGATCCGCTCACTTTAGTATGTATGCTTATTGGTTGAGCCTGTAAAGCCAGAGCCGGAATATTAATGCCGGTAAAACCAGATAATCCTCTAACGATGCTTTGTATTCCTTTGCCAGATAACAATGCAGATGTTTCATCTGCTGTATATATTTTTTCCCCTCCTTTTAATTTTACTAATTCCGGTCCTTCCTCTCCGACAATAGCTAGTCCTCCGGGCGCGTAATCAGTACCCCCGGCAAAACCGAATAATTTTGACAGACCGCCGGTGGCAACGGCAAGTACAGTGGATCCGACTTTTTTTGCAGTGTTTCCACCGCTGTCAGCACTTCCCGATATACCCCCTGCAATCCCTTCAATAATTGAACCGCCTATGCCGGTTGCGGCGGCAAGAATTTGCGGCAATGCCTTTATAAGGCCCTTCGCAATTTGCGGTATCATCCCTACAAACGAATCCACAATACCGGGTATATTTTTAATTATTTCTTTTATAAGTTCCCCTGCTATGGTGCCTATAGCGTCGAGCAACTGCGGGATAGCTCCTATTAATGCCGTTACTATTTCCGGAATAGCACCAATTATTGTTTCTATTATTTGCGGTAACACGCCAATTATAGCTATAACAAGCTGTTGAAATAATAAAATTCCAACACCTAATATTACAGGAAGGTATTCTATTATTTTATTTATGATTAAACATAATATTGTTGCAATACCGTCAAAAATTACATCTATATTTTGAATTATTCCTTGCGTTAGTGTGTTAACAATCTGTATTCCTGTATCCAGTATGCCAGGAAGGTACATTATAATTATATCTAATATATTGGGAATAATTTTATTTATTGTTTCGTTGATTTTTGGAAGCTCGCTTAATATCCCATCCAAAAATGCTTGGAACAGAATCATCGCAATATTCAGAAAATTGGGTGTTAAACTAACTATTAATTTTATTATTTCAGTGATAATGGATACTGCACTCGTTATAAGATTAGGACCGTTCGTTCCTAATATACCTAATAAACCGTTAATAATGCTTCCTATGCCTTCAAATAATATTGGAGCGTTGTTTGATATCCCGTCAAAAATCTGTTTTATAATGGATACCCCTGTTTGCAATAATTCGGGAAAACTTTTTGAAATAATTACTACAATTTCCGGCAGTATCCTGGATATGGCGGCCATTATTCCCGGCAGTTCTCCGTTTATACCGCTTAAAAATGATTTAAACAACATAACTGCGGCCATAAGCAAATCGGGGGCTTTGCTTACAATCGCCTGTAATAATCCGCTGATAATTAGTAATCCTATGCCTATTATCTCCGGACCGTCATTGATCATCATGCTGCAGATACTGTCAATTACATTCTTCAAAATAATTACTGTTTCAGGTAAATTTTGTCTTAATGTTTTAATAAAGTCTGAAATTATGATTAAACACATATTAAAAAACGTAGGAAACCCCAATAAATAATCGTTAAAGAATCTGTCTAACCCTTGTATTGTTTCGTCAAGCGATTATACAGTTTAATGGGATTAAATACTGCCAATGCCGATACCGCCGCTAAAAATCCGGACATTATTGTTTTTATACCTTCAAATCCTTTAACCAGATATTGGATTGCTGTTTTACCGATTTTTTGAAAAAAAGAAGCCGCCCTGTTTATCATGGCTATGCCGTTTTGCAACGCGGTTACGGTTTGTTTTGCCACCGTTTTTAACGCTCCGGCTATTTTAGGTACAGCGTCATCAATGGCCCGAGCGCATGTACGCGCCCATTCCGTTATATCTTGTTTTGTAATGCTTTTTATTTTATCCCACGATTTTTTGATATTGCCCTTAACTGCATCCCATGTTTTATTTGCGTTATCAATGATATTTGCTTTTACTTTTTCTATACCAGATTTAAAACCGCCTTCAAATGTATCTTTAATATTACGCCCCATATCACTACATGATTTTGCGATGCTTATGGACATTTCCGTAAAAAGGGAAACAAATCCGTTTCCCTTTCTGTCTAGTTTATTTAACGTGTTTACTAATTCCTGTAATGCCTCCCCGCCTTTGGACGATACATCTTCAAGCGAATATCCCATTGCATAAAAGGCTTCTATTTGTTGTTTTGTTAAATTTATTAATTCATTCTCATGCTGTTTTTGGCTAATATAACCATCATTCAATTTTTTATCCAGTATTGATGCGGCTTTATCATAGTTTGCTATAACGTCTTTAACATCAAGATTATTCTTTTTTGTTTCCAATTCATCTAAATATCTTATAAGCCTTAATAACGATCCTCTACGCTCATGCTCATTTGATTCCGATGTGCTTGCTCCTAATTCTATTAATGTGTCAATCTGTTGTTTTATTAATTTTATATTTGCTTCAACCAGTTCATTTTCAGTAATAAGGCCAGAGATATGTTTTCTTACTGCAATTGAATATTCTTTTTGTCCTATATTTCTGATATCCTGTGCGGTTAATGTTATGATATTAAGTTCTTTTTGTTTATCTACAAGTTTTTGAAGGGCTGCTCCCCCAACGGTCCCGGTATTACGCAATGAATAACCCATTTCATACAAGGTTTCTATTTGCTTATTGGTTAAACTTAGTAATTCTTCATTGTAACTTTTTTGATCTATATAGCCGTCTTTTAATTTGCGATCCAATATTTCGACTGATTTTTTATATTCAATAATCGCATCGACAAGTTTTTTTTCCGCCTCGGTAACTTCTTGAATTCCCTCGATGTTTCTTTTGTTTGTACCTTCTCTAATTTCAGCGTTTTCCTGAACTGCGGCTGTTTCATTATTTATCGCTTCAATTTTTTTATTTGCCGCATCAATTGCCATTCTGCTTTCTTCCTGCCATACATTAATTAATTCATTGGCATCAGCGGTAAGCCCTCGAATACCAGCAGCGGCTTTATTAAAACCAATTAAATCAAAAAATTTGGCAATTTTATTAAATCCATTTAACAAAAACTTGATTAAATTTAAAAACAATATCTTTACACTGTTAATTCCTTTAGAAAAATATGATCCTAATTTTGCAAATGAAACTTGAAAAAATTTAACAACCTTATCCCAATTTTTATACAAAAGAATAATTGCGGGTATTAATACGACGGTTATTAAACCGGCAATAACACCAAATGGGTTTGCGTTTTTTATTGCAACCCCTAATGCCTTA